TTGCCATGAACAGGGCAGATCGCCGAGGGGAAATGTGATCATCCGGGATGGAACAGTTAGTGTTCTGCGTCGAGCTTCGCAACGCTATCTCCCATTGCATTCAGGAGTCGTCGAAAATCGTCACCCTCCCGAAGAATATTCTTGGCATCCTCAATGAAGCCCGCATCGCCGTCGAACGAAGGATGATCTTTACCCATGTCGATCACAGCTTGAGCATGCGCCACCATCTCATTGAGAGTGTCCCGAGTTTTCTGCAGGGTGCCCGTTTTGTTCATCTCGCGCAACGCGCTATACAAATGATGCAACGAAATCATTGCGTAGTAGTGTTGCGGAACACCTCTTGAAATCAGTTTATTGCAGAAATCCACCCTTTCGGACAGAATCCCGACTAGGAGCTCGAACTTTTGTTCCCTTGGAATTCTAGCTGCCGAGATCTCCTGCTGCATATTACCAAGGAGCCACACCATCTGCTTTAAAGAAGGGACATCGCCAGCGATGGCTTCTTTCCTAATAACCAAGGTGATTTCTCTTTGTTTATCGCTGCCAAGCCATGCGCTGATAAAATCCTCGTCACCAAGGATTTCGGAAGTTTTTCTTCGATCGGCGTAGAGAAAATTGCCCACTGCCTTGGGATCTTGACAGATTTTAGTGTAGTTCTTCTTTCCAAACCCAAACAAAATTCTTCCTTTCATCTTCCCCAATCGTGAGCGCCGCCGTCCGACGTTAACCAAACGCCATCAGAAAGGTATATCGGTCCGCCGTCGCCCCCAAGGGCGGAATATAGGTCATCCTCGCGATCCCGTACCCTAGGAGGCGGCTTCGGTAGGGCTTTTGTGGTCTGTATCGGCTCCACCATGGCCTCGAGGTTCTCCGAGTTTTGAAGGAAAGACTGACCAAATTTCGCCGTACGTTCTAGGATGTTGTCTCGGCTTCCATGGAATGTTTGTCGAATGAAAGGGCCGTCACCCTGGCTGGTTGAAAGAACCGAGTTTGGTTTCATTTCTTCGACGGGGAGGCCTTCAATGATCTGCACGTCAATTCCGTTCTTTCGCATCAGTATGAGCGAAGTTTGGCGTTTATTAATCGCCGAATAGGCCATCTTGTACATCTTGCTTGCGGGCCGACGTGGTATCCACCCTATCCTGTAGAGGTAAACTGCTAGATCATAAGGACGCGCCATGCCTTCCACACTTCGCGACTGGCCGGGCGGCAATATGATACCTTCTTGAGTGAAACGCGCTTCGGACGCGAGGCATTCGATTGTATTTTGACAGTTCCAGTTAAGGAAATTTATGTCAGATATGCGCGCCCACTTCAGCGGTCGGTTGTTCATCTTGACCACGACCTCATCACCGATTTCCAGATCGGTCCGAAGGCAGTTCACCGGATAGGTCGTCCCGGTGTTATCGAAAACAACATGTGCGATTATGTATGACAACTACGGCTCCCGTCATCTTGAAGCCAATGTCTCTATAGAGGTGAAGCGGGTCAAGGACCTATGTTGCTCGGTACCTCGGACACTTCGCAGCGGCTGTTTTGCCCTAACAGAATAGCGATCTCATGCCCACCCCACGCGAAACCATCCTCGCCGCGCTGCACGCGCGGCTTTTAGCGTTGCCCGCCACCGCGCTCCGCGGCGAGGTGCTGCCCGAGCGCGTCCCGGCCGAGGGCCTGCTGATCCTGCGCGACGGCGAGCCGGGGGAGCCCGAGGTGACGCTGTCGCCGCTGCGCTATCACTACCAGCACCGCGCCGAGATCGAGGCTGTCGTACAAGGCACCGCCCGTGACGCCGCCTTCGACACGCTGACCGCAAGCATCGGCGCGGCGCTCGCAGCGGACCGGACGCTGGGCGGGCTCTGTGACTGGGTCGAGGCGGAAGCGCCACGGTCCGTCGATCTGCCGGTCGAGGGCGCGGCGAGCGTGAAGGCGGCCGTGATCCCGGTCATTCTACACTACACCACGGCCGATCCACTGGCCTGACCCAACCGACAACAGGAGATCACCATGGCACGAGCCCAAGGGGCGCGGGCGCTGATGGCGCTTGCGTTCGAGACGACCTATGGAACGCCGCCCGCCAGCGGCTTCACCCGCATGCCCTTCGCCAGCACCTCGCTCGGGGCGGAGCAGCCGCTGCTGAATTCGGAGCTGCTCGGCTACGGCCGCGATCCGTTGGCGCCGATCAAGGACGCGGTCACGGCCGATGGTGATGTCGTCGTGCCGCTCGACGCCGAAGCCTTCGGCTTTTGGCTGAAGGCCGCGTTCGGTGCGCCGACCACGACTGGCACCGGTCCCTGGACGCACGAGTTCCAGTCGGGGTCCTGGACGCTGCCGAGCCTCTCCATCGAGACCGGCATGCCGGAGGTGCCGCGTTACGCCATTTATTCCGGCTGCGTGCTCGACCAGATCACCTGGCAGATGCAGCGGTCGGGGCTCCTGACGGCCACCGCCCGACTGGTGGCGCAGGGCGAAACGGTCAGCACGACCACCAGCGCTGGAACGCCCGCCGCGTTGGAGCTGAAGCGCTTCGGCCATTTCAACGGGTCGATCACGCGAAACGGCTCGGCTCTCGGCAACGTGGTCTCCGCCGACATCACCTATGCCAACAACCTCGACCGGATCGAGACCATCCGCTCGGACGGCCGTATCGATGGCGCGGACCCGTCCATCGCGGCGCTGACCGGCCGGATCGAGGTCCGCTTCGCCGATAGCACGCTGGTGACGCAGGCGATCACCGGCGAGGCCTGCGAGATGGAGTTCGCCTACGTCCTGCCCTCGGGCGAGAGCTTCACCTTCACGGTGCACGCCGTCTACCTGCCGCGCCCGCGGATCGAAATTTCCGGGCCACAAGGCGTGCAGGCGACCTTCGACTGGCAGGCGGCCCGCGACAGCGTCGTCGGCCGGATGTGCACCGCAACGCTGATCAACGACCTCGAGGTGTACTGACGATGCTGACGCTCGACCTGACCAACGCCCCGCGCTGGCACGATCTCGCCCCCGGCGTGCGGGTGCAGCTGCGCCCGCTGACCACGGCGCTGATGGTGATGACCCGCAGCGACCCGGCCGTGGAAGCCGTGCACGAGGATGCCTCGGACGAGGAGCGCGCCGTCGCCTTTGCCAAGGCGCTCGCGCGTCGGGCGGTGCTCGCCTGGGAGGGCATCGGCAACGCGGACGGCAAGCCGATCGATCCCAGCCCCGAGGCCATCGACGCGCTGCTCGATATCTGGCCGATCTTCGAAGCCTTCCAGCTGACCTATGTCTCCAAGGGTCTGCTGCTGGAGCAGGAAAAAAACGCCTCCGCGCTCTCGCCGAATGGTCCTTCGGCGGGGGCGAGCGCTACTGCGAAGCCTGCGCGCAAGCGTGCGAAGCCTGCCCGGCGCGGGTGAACCGGCCGCTGACGCATGAGGGCTGGCAGGTCTGGGACCTGGTCGACCGCCTCGGAGGACAACTGCGTGTCCTGCCCGGCGCGGTGATCGGCTGGGACATGTCGGCGGCGCTGGCGCTCGCGGGCGCACTCGACGTGTCGCCGCTCGCAGCGGCCGAACTGCTGCCCGTCATCGAAGCGGTGATGGTCGCAAAGCTCAACGAACAGATGGGACGCCCCAATGGCTGAGAAGCGTGTGTCCGTCCGCCTCGCGGCGGTCGGCGGACGACAGGTGCGCGCCGAGCTGGAAGGCGTCGGAGAAGCCGGTGCCCGAGGTTTCGGTCGGCTCAGCCGCGAAATGGAAGCGGCCAACACACGTCTCGCAGCCTTCTCGCGACGGGTCCGTGTGGCCGCCGCAGCCGCCGTGGCAGCGGCCGCAGCCGCTGGCGTGGCGATGATCCGCTCGGGCCTCCAGACCGTCGATGCGCAGGCGAAGCTCGCGCAGTCCCTCGGCACCACCGTTGCTTCGATCCAGACGCTGGAGCGGGCGGGCGAGTTGGCGGGCGTCTCGATGTCCGGCATCGAACAGGCGACGAAGGATCTGACCCGCCGTCTCAGCCAGGCGGCTGCCGGGACCGGTCCTGCCGCCGACGCGCTCGACCGGCTGGGGCTCTCGGCCAACGAGCTGATCGCGCTGCCGCTGGACCAGCGTGTGGGTGCGATCAACGCCGCCATCGAGAACTTTGTGCCCGCCGCCGAACGCGCGGCCGTCGCGGGCCAGCTCTTCGGTGAGGAAGGCTCCATCGCCATGTCGCGGATCGACACCGCGACGCTGCGCCAGGCGACCGAGGATGTGCTTGCCTTCGGGGTGGTGGTCTCCGAACAGGATGCCGACCAGATCGAGCGGACGAACGACGCGATCTCGCGGCTCGGTCTGATCTGGCGCGGGCTCTCGAACCAGCTTGCCGTCGCCGCCGCCCCGGCGCTCGAGGCTGTCGCCAACGCCATGGCCGCCATTGCCAGCCGCACCGGGCCGCTCGGCATCGCTATTCGCGGCCTCTTCGACAATATCGGGCGCCTGACCACCTATGCCGTGACCTTCGCGACCTTCCTCGCGGGCCGCTGGGTCGCTGGGCTGGCCGCCGCCGCGCTCTCGGTCCGTGGGTTCGCCACAGCGCTCGTGGTCCTGCGCGGGGCTCTGATCCGCACCGGCATCGGCGCTCTGATCGTCGGCGTCGGCGAGCTGATCTATCAGCTGTCTCAATTCGTTGCCCGCGTGGGCGGGGTCGGCGAAGCCTTCCGGCTGCTCTCCGATCTTGCCTCCGAAGTCTGGTCACGGGTCGGGCTCGCGCTCGACGCCGCACTGGCCCGCATGGCGGCCGGATGGGAGGGGCTGAAGGCCACCGCGCTTTCGGCGCTCGACGGCACTGTCGCGGGCGTCGTCGGCTTTGGCGACCGCACTGTCGCGATCTTCCAAGGCGCCTATGACGGCGCCGTGGCGATCTGGGGCAGCCTGCCGGGCGCCATCGGCGATTTCGCCTACCAGGCCGCGAACGGGTTGATTGGCGGGGTCGAGGCGACGCTGAACGGTGTCGTCACCCGCATCAACAGCTTCATCGAGACCCTGAACGCCGCGCTGGCCCTGTTGCCGGAATGGGCGACCGGCGAAGGCGGCGTGCGGATCGGCACGCTCGACGCGGTGGATCTGAGCCGAATCGACAACCCGTTCGAGGGGCCCGCGACGGCGGCCGGCACGGCAGCGGCCGATGCGTTTTCGGCGGCGCTTGCCCGAACCTATATCACCCCGCCGGACCTCGGGCTCGGCGCCATGGCGGATGAAGCGCGCGCCCGTGCCGATGCCTATCGCGAGGCTACGGGCATGCTGACCGATGCCGCGACCCGGCCGCTCGCCGCCTGGCAGGCGCTGAAGGATGCCGTCGCCGGGTCCGGCACGGAGGCCGAAACCGCGTTGACGGATGCCGCGACCTCCGCCGATGCACTCGCGGCCGGACTCGACGACACCGCTGCCGCGGCCAATGGCGCCGGAGGTGCTGCCCGTGATGCCGGTACCGCCGCTGGCGAAGGTGCCGGGCGTGCGCTGACCGGCTGGCAGGCGGTAACGGCGGCGCTCTCGGACTATGCCAGCCGGGCGCGGGAGATCGGCGGCGATATCGGCCAGAGCCTTGTCAGCGCGTTTCAGTCGGCCGAGGACGCGGTCGGGGAATTCGTGAAGACCGGCAAGCTGAACTTCCGAGATCTGGTGACCTCCCTTATCGCGGACCTGGCGAAGCTTGCGGCGCGGCGGTTCATCCTCGGCCCCATCGCCAACGCGCTCTCGGGCGCGCTCGGTGGCGCGGGCGGGATCTTCGCCAACATCCTGCACGCGGGCGGCATGGTCGGCTCGTCCGGCCCCTCGCGCATGGTCCCGGCCATGGCCTTCGCCGCCGCGCCCCGGATGCATTCGGGCGGCGCTGTCGGCCTTCGGCACGACGAGGTCCCGGCGATCCTTCAGCGGGGCGAACGAGTGCTCTCGCGCCGCGAGGCCCAAAGCTACAGCACGGGCGGCGGCGTCAACGTGACCATCATGGCACGCGACGCCGAGAGCTTCCGGCAGTCCCGCACGCAGGTCGCGGCGGACATCGCCCGGGCGGTCTCGCTCGGGCGGAGGGGCATGTGATGGCGTTCCATGAAGTCCGTTTCCCGGACAACATCAGCCGTGGCGCGCGAGGCGGGCCGGAGCGGCGCACCCAGATTGTCGAGCTCGCCTCGGGCGACGAGGAGCGCAACGCGAGCTGGGCCAATTCGCGACGCCGCTACGACGTGGCCTACGGCATCCGCCGGGCCGACGATCTGGCGGCGGTGGTCGCCTTCTTCGAGGCGAGGAACGGGCGCCTGCATGGCTTTCGCTTCAAGGACTGGGGCGATCACAAATCCTGCCTGCCCTCGGGCACGCCAGCGCCGACCGATCAGGTGATCGGTACAGGCGATGGCACGACGACCGCCTTCCAGCTGGTGAAGCGCTACGTCTCGGGCAGCCAGACATGGGTGCGGACCATCGCCAAGCCGGTCGTGGGCTCGGTCACCATCGCCCTGAATGGCGTGCCGCAAGGGTCCGGCTGGTCCGTCGATACCACGACCGGCGTCATTACCTTCACCACCGCGCCGGGCCTAAGCGTCGCGATCACGGCGGGCTTCGAGTTCGATGTCCCGGTCCGCTTCGACACGGACGTGCTCGACGTGACGCTCGACCTCGAGCGGCTGGGCTCCATCACCTCCATCCCGCTTCTGGAGATCCGACGATGAACGACGAAACCGGATTTCTGGCGGCTGCCCTGAAGGAACTGCTCGCCTCCACCGCCGTGATCCTCGCTGCCTGGGGCGCGCTCGGGGGAGCGACAAATGCGCTGACGACGAAGATGCGGCTGCGCGACGCGCTGCGCCACATCCTGCTTGGCGGTCTGATCGCGGCCGGGATGGGGAGCCTGTCGATGGCGATCATCACCCGTTGGCTCGGCCTGCCGCCCGAGGCGATCCCGGCCGGGGGCGCGGCGGGTTCGGCCGCCTATCTGGTCGGCGTCTTCGGACCAGCCTTCATCGAGGTGCTGCTCGCCCGCCTGCGCCATGCCGGGAAAGGCGATGGCGATGCATGACCTTCTCCGCCTTGCGCGCTCCCTGCGCTGCGACCCGGCCGATCCCGGCCAGGCCTTCCGACACCGCCTGGGCGTCGGCATCGCGATCGCCGCGCTGATCCTGATCCTCTCGCTTCTGGGGTGACTTCCATGCGCATGACTGACCGGGGGCTGCTGGCCCTCGTCCGGCACGAAGGCATCGTGCCCGGACCCTACCGTGATGTGAAACAGGTCTGGACCTTCGGCATCGGCCACACGGCCGCCGCCGGGGCTCCCGATCCCGCCACGATGCCGCGCGGCATGCCCGCCGATCTCGATGCCGCCATCCGCGAGGCGTTCCAGGTCTTCCGGTCCGACCTCGCGCGCTACGAGGCTGCCGTCCTGCGCGCCGTGAAGGTGCCACTCGAGCCGCATGAGTTCGATGCGCTGGTCTCGTTTCACTACAACACGGGCGGCATCGCCAAGGCGGCGCTGACCCGGCACCTGAACGCGGGTGACAGAGCCGCAGCCGCTGCGGCTTTCATGGGCTGGCTCAAACCCGCCGCGATCCGCCCGCGCCGAGAGGCCGAGCGCGATCTATTCGCCGGGGGACGCTATCCCGCCGGAACCATTCCGGTCTGGTCGGTGGATCGCAACGGCCAAGTCGATTTCTCGCGACCGATCCGGCGTCTGACCGAGAACGAGGCGCTGGCGCTACTTCGACCATCGACTCCACCGGGATCATCCGCTCTCGCCGCCACACCTGAACCGGCAAACAGCTGGCTTGCTCGGCTGACCGCTTTCTTTTCCACCCTGATCCGGAGGGCCTGACCCATGCGCTACATCCGACTAACCTCGCTCACCTGGTGGGCGGGGTGCCTCGCCATGCTCACCGGCATTGCCTCGCTCGCGCTGCCCGCCACCGGGCCGCTCGGGGAACTCTCCCGCTTCGTCGCGTTGCTCGCAGGTTCAGGCGACGCTTCGCCTGCGGGGCTGATGTTCCTCGGGCTGGGCCTGATCGGCCTGCGCGACCGGATCGAGCGCGGGTTCCATGGGCGTGCTTGAGTTCCTCGCAGGTCTGGTCGTGGGCGGGGTGCTAGGCGTCTTCATCGTTGCGCTCTGCGTCGCTGCCGCGCGCGGGGAGCGGGACGATGGCTGAGTTCCTGGTCTGGCTGATCGCGGCTCTGGGCGCGGTCGGGGGCGTCGTCCTCGGCCGGGTCTGGGGGCGTGCGGAGGGCGAACGTACGGGCAAGCGAGAGGCAGAAAGCGATGCGATGGAAGACAAGAACAAGCGCGTCGAGCGCGGGCAAGATGCGGTTCGCGACGGCCGCAGTGCTGGCGATCCTGCTGACCGGCTGCGCCGCAACGATGGGCGCTGGTGATGCGGGCTGCGTCTCCTATGCCGAGGCGCGGTTGGCTCGGCCAGCTGCCCAGACCGTCGCGGAGGTTCCGCCGGAATGGGCGACCTGGATCGCCGATCTCGACGACCGAATGACGGGAACCTGCCGATGAAATCCCTCTCGCCCGCGCTGCAGGCCCATCTCGACGATGGCACCACGACGCTCGCTTGGTGCTGGCGGATCGCCCGGGCCGATGGGGTCACCTTCGGCTTCACCGATCACGACCGCGCGCTGAACTTCGACGGCACCGATTTCGAGCCCGAGAGCGGGCTGACCGCGTCAGAGGTGCGCTCGGGCTCCGACCTCTCAGTCGATGCACAGGATGCCCAAGGCGTGCTGTCGTCGGACCGGATCAACGAGACCGACATCCTCGACGGCCGCTGGGACAACGCGGCGGTCGAGGTCTGGCGGGTGAACTGGGCAAACCCTGCGCAGCGCGTACTCCTTCGGCGCGGCGCCATCGGCCAGATCCGGCGTGGGCGGCTGGCCTTCGTGGCCGAGGTCCGATCGCTGGCGCACATCCTTGGCCAGACTGTCGGGCGGACGTTCCAGTCCAGCTGCGACGCCGAGCTGGGCGATGCGCGCTGCGGCGTGAACGTCGAGACCCCAGCCTTCAAGGGGACCGGCGCGGTCATCGATGTGCTGCGCGACCGTGCCTTCACCGCCTCCGGCCTCGGTGCCTTCGCGGTGGGCTGGTTCACCTTCGGGCTGGTCGAATGGTCGACCGGCGCCAATGCCGGGCGGCGGGTCGAGGTGCTGTCCCACGACCTCGTCGACGGGGTGGCGATCCTGACCCTGCTGGAAGCCCCGGTGCGTCCGATCACGGAGACCGATGCCTTCGTGGTCCTTGCGGGTTGCGACAAGCGCCTCGCCACCTGCGGCGCGAAGTTCGCCAATGTCGCGAACTTCCGCGGCTTTCCACATATCCCAGGGCAAGACGCAGTCCTGCGCTACGCGACGAAGGACGGCGGACACGAGGGGGCGGTGCTGTGACCGCTGCCGATCTCGACACCGTTATCGCCGCCGCGCGATCCTGGCTTGGCACACCCTATCACGACCAGGCCAGCCTGCGCGGGGTCGGCTGCGACTGCCTCGGTCTCGCGCGCGGCGTCTGGCGCGAGGTGGTGGGGCCGGAGCCGTTCCCGATCCCGCCCTACAGCCGCGACTGGGGCGAGACCGGGCCGCGCGAGGTGCTGGCCGACGGCGCAAGACGGATGATGCCGGAAATCGCACCCGCGGATGCGTCACCCGGTGCGCTGGTCCTGTTCCGCATGATGCCCCGCGCCATCGCGAAGCATGTCGGCATCCTCACCGGACCCGAGACCTTCCTTCACGCCTATGAGCGGCTGGGCGTGATCGAGGAACCGCTGACACCCGCTTGGGCGCGCAAGATCGCCTTCGCCTTCCTTTTCCCTGCACGCTGAGATTTCCACATGGCCACGCTTGTCCTCGGCGCTGTCGGTTCCGCCATCGGCGGGGCCTTTGGCGGCGCGATCCTCGGCTTTTCCGGCGCCGCCATCGGCGGTTTCATCGGCTCGACCATCGGCTCGGTGGTGGACAGCTGGATCGTGTCCTCGCTGGCCCCCGCGCAGAAGATCGAGGGGCAACGCCTCGACAGCCTGCGCATCACCTCGGCAACGGAGGGTGCGATCATCCCGCGCCTCTATGGCCGCATGCGGATCGGCGGCAACATCATCTGGGCCACGGATTTCCGCGAGGAGACCAGGACCACCACCCAAGGAGGCGGAAAGGGCGGCGGCGGCAAGGTCCGGACGACCGAGTATCTCTACTATGCGTCCTTCGCAGTCGCCCTCTGCGAGGGTCCGATCACCGGGATCGGCCGCATCTGGGCCGACGGCAAGCCGCTCGACATGACCGGCATCACCTGGCGCTGGTATCCGGGGAGCGAGGCGCAGGGGCCTGACCCGTTCATCGCGGCCAAGATGGGCGCGACCAACACGCCAGCCTACCGCGGCACGGCCTATGTCGTCTTCGAAGAACTGCCGCTTGCGACCTACGGCAATCGCCTGCCGCAGCTGTCCTTCGAGGTGTTCCGACCGCTGGCTGACCCCGACACCGCCGAGGGGCTGGTCAAGGCGGTGACGATGATCCCGGCCTCGGGCGAGTTCACCTATGCGACCGCCCCGATCAAGAAATCCACCGGCGCTGGTGGCGCGACCGTGGCCGAGAACCTGAACGCAATCACCGACACCGCTGACATCGTCGTGGCCCTCGATCGGCTGCAGGCCATGGCCCCGGCTGTCGAAAGCGTCAGCCTCGTCGTCGCCTGGTTTGGCGATGATCTGCGTGCCGGGAACTGCACGATCAAGCCGGGAGTCGAGGTCGCGGCCAAGACCACCACACCCTTGCCTTGGGTCGTGAATGGCGTCAGCCGCACTGACGCGTTTCTGGTCAGCCGAGATGCCGAGGATCGTCCGGTCTATGGCGGCACGCCTGCGGATTTCGCCGTGCTGCAGGCGATCCAGGAGATGAAGGCACGCGGGCTGCGCGTGACCTTCTATCCCTTCCTGCTACTGGACGTGCCACCCGGCAACACGAAGCCGAACCCCTACAGCGCCAATGCGGCCAGCTTTGGCCAGCCGACATTCCCTTGGCGGGGACGGATCTCCTGTTCCCCGGCAGCAGGTTACGCCGGGACCGTCGACAAGACCGCGACAGCGGCGACGCAGGTTTCATCCTTGTTCGGCACTGCCACGCCGGCGAACTTCAGCGTGTCAGGCACCAATGTCAGCTGGACCGGGCCGATCGGGGAATGGTCGCTGCGCCGCATGATCCTGCACTACGCGCATCTGTGCAAAGCCGCCGGGGGCGTCGATGCCTTCCTGATCGGCTCCGAAATGCCCGGCCTGACGACCGTCCGTTCGGGCGCCAGCAGCTATCCCGCCGTTAGCGCCTTCAAATCCCTCGCCGCCGATGTCCGCAGCGTTCTCGGCGCTGGTCCCAGGATCGGCTATGCCGCCGACTGGTCGGAATACTTCGGCCACCACCCTGCAGATGGGTCGGGCGACGTGTTCTTCCATCTCGACCCGCTCTGGTCGGATGCCAACATCGACGTCATCGGCATCGACAACTACATGCCGCTCTCGGACTGGCGCGACGGGTTCGACCATGCCGATGCCATCGAGGACTGGCCCGCCATCCATGACCGGGGCTACCTGCAGGCCAATATCGCGGGTGGTGAGGGCTTCGACTGGTTCTACGCCAGCGCCGCCGACCGGTCGGCGCAACTGCGCACGCCCATCACCGACAGCGCTGCAGGCAAGCCTTGGGTGTTCCGCTACAAGGATCTCCGCGCCTGGTGGTCGAACCCGCATTTCAACCGCCCGGGCGGGGTCGAAAGCGGCACGCCCACGTCGTGGGTCCCGCAATCGAAGCCCGTCTGGTTCACCGAACTGGGCTGTCCCGCCATCGACCGGGGCACCAACCAGCCGAACGTCTTCTTTGACCCCAAGTCGTCCGAGAGCTTCACGCCTTACTTCTCGCGCGGCTGGCGCGACGATGCGATCCAGCGCGCCTATCTCGAGGCCAGTTACCTGTGGTGGAGCGAGGCAGCGAACAACCCGACCTCATCCGTCTATGGCGGCCGGATGGTGCATGTTCCGGAATGCGCCGCCTGGACCTGGGATGCGCGACCCTATCCGTTTTTCCCCGAACTGACCGGCATCTGGACCGATGGCCCGAACTGGCGGCTGGGGCACTGGCTGACGGGGCGGCTGGGGGCGGTGTCACTGGCGGCCCTCGTGCGCCACCTCTGTCTGCGCGCTGGGCTCGCGGAGAGCCTGATCGACGTCTCGGGCCTCTGGGGCGCGGTCGAAGGCTATGTGATCGCGGCGCTGGAAAGCCCGCGCGCGTCGATTTCCACGCTGGCCCGCCACTTCGGCTTCGATGCCATCGAGACGGAAGGTGTCATCCGCTTCGTCATGCGCGGGCGGGCGTCCAGCCTCACGCTTGCGGTGGATGATCTGGCCGCCAGCCGGGAAGGCGAGGCCTTCGAACTGACCCGGGGCCAGGAGACCGAACTGCCACAGGCCCTGAAGTGGCAGGTGGCGCGCGCCGACGAAGATTACGATGCGGCGCTAGTCGAGGCCCGCCGCATCACGGTCGACACTACCCGCATCGCCTCCGAAAGCTTCCCGATGGCGATCCCGCCCGAGCAGGCCGAGCGCCGCTGTCGCCGCGCACTGATGGAGGCGTGGATCGGCCGGGAGAGCGCCACCTTCCGCCTGCCGCCCTCGCGGTTGGCGCTGGACCCTGCCGATGTCATCCGGCTCGCGCATGATGACCGTGAGGTGGAGTTCCGCCTGGTGTCAGTCGCCGATGCCGAAGCACGCGGGATCGAGGCCGTCCGTCAGGACCGCACCGCCTACGACCTTCCGCCCGGCGATCCCCGCCCGGCCTCGCTCGCCAGCCCCGTCATCTTCGGCACGCCCGAGGTGGTGATGCTGGACCTGCCGCAAATCAGCGAGGACCAGCCCGCGCATCGACCCCTGATCGCAGCCCATGCCAGCCCATGGCCGGGCGAGATCGCGGTGTTCCGCAGCGCGTCCACCGACGGGTTCAACCTCCTGACCACCTTCGGCACTCGGGCTCGGATCGGGACGCTGGCCTTCGACTTCTTTCCGGGGCCAACCTCGCGCTTCGATCTCGGCAATCAACTGGTCGTCGATCTCCTGTCCGGAACGCTGGAAAGCGTGACGGACGTCGCGCTGTTCGGCGGGGCAAATGCGCTGGCGGTCGAAAGCGCCCTTGGACAGTGGGAGATCGTCCAGGCGGGTCAGGCAGAACTCATCGCCCCCGGCCGCTATCGGCTCATCCGTCTCCTGCGTGGCCAGCGCGGAACGGAGCATGCCATCGGCAACCCGGCTCCGGCCGGGGCGCGGGTCGTGGTGCTGGATGCGACTTTGGCCTCACTCCCCATTGCCGAGGCAGACCTTGGCTTGCCATGGAACTGGCGCGTGGGCCCGGCTGCGCGGGCGGTCAGCGACGCGAGCTATGCCGCGCTGGGCTTCACGCCGACCGGCCGGGGTCTCGTGCCCTTCGCGCCGGTCCATGTCGAACAGCCGTGGCGAGCGGCCCGCAACCCGGGCGATCTGACCATCCGCTGGACGCGCCGATCCCGCGCACTGGTCGCCGATGCCTGGGAACAGGTCGAGGTGCCCCTGGCCGAAGACCTGGAAAGCTATGACGTCCAGATCCTCGACGGTGCCGTCATCAAACGCACTCTGACCAGCACCACGACATCCGTCCTCTACACTGCCGCACAACAGACCGCCGACTGGGGCGCACCGCTGGCCCCCGGTCAAACACTGGCGATCCGCATCTACCAGCTTTCGAACCGCCTCGGTCGCGGCACGCCTGCCGCGGTCACGCTGCAATTCTGATCCCAACCCACGGGAACCCAAATGTCCGACACCACGACCCATCTGGGCCTGCCGTATCTTCTGGCCGCCCAAGCCCAGAAGCATGTCACGCACAACGAGGCGCTGCGCCTGCTTGATGCGATGGTGCAGCTCTCGGTCCTCGACCGCACCCGCACCACACCGCCCGCGAGCCCCGCGGACGGCAACCGGCACCTCGTGGCCTCCGGCGCAACCGGCCTTTGGGCCGGGTGGGATCTGAACATCGCCTTCTGGATCGACGGCGCATGGATCCGGCTTGTTCCGCGCACCGGCTGGCTGGTCTGGGTCGCAGCCGAGGGGCTGTTCCTCGTCTGGACGGGAAGTGCCTGGGAGGTGGTGGGCGAGCCGCGCGACGTGTCGGACGCCGTGTTCAGCCTGGTGAACGATGCGGACCCGACGAAGAAGGCGACTTTCTCGCTGGCAGGGATCAGCGCAGGGACCACGCGCAGCTTCACGCTGCCGAACACATCGTCCGAACTGGCGATCCTGGCAGGCACACAGACCTTCACCGGGAACAAGACCTTCTCAGGCTCACTGACTGCCTCGGGAACGGTGATGACATCCGGTGCCACTGCGACCATCGGGACCGCAACCGGCACTGCGACCTATGGCATGGGGACCGGCGCTACGACGACCGGCGTCACAAAGACCGTGAACCTCGGCACCGGCGGCGCGTCCGGATCGACCACGGTCGTGAACATCGGCTCGGCCACCGTCGGCGCGGGCGGTACCACCGTCATCAACACGCCCACGGTCACCTACGCCAATGCCGTCACACAAGTCGGCATGCCTCAGGCCAACTTGACCGCACAGCTTCTGGGCCTCGGCGGGGCCACGGCGGACAGTTACAACCGGGTTTCGGTCAACACGCCTGCAGTGCTGCTGAACAACGCAGGTGCCGGGATCGAGGCAACTGTCAACAAGGCTGCGGCTGGCAATGACGCGGCCTTCGCCTTCAAGACCGGCTTCTCCGCCCGCGCGCTGATCGGGTTGCTCGGCAATGACGATTTCAGCTTCAAGGTCAGCCCGGACGGGTCGACCTTCTACGACGCGATCAAGATCGACCGGACAAGCGGCCAGGTGGAACTGCCGCAGCCGACAGTCCTGCCCGGCCTCAGCGCCGCGCCATCGCCGCCGCCCACCGGCAAGGCATCGGTCTACGCCCGCAACCGCGCAGGGGCGCCGTGGATCGACGTGATGCGCCCCTCGGGCCGGGACTTCCCGCTCCAGCCGCATTTCGGGGTGAACCGGATCGCCAACTGGGCGCCTTCGACCGGCACGACGATCACCAGCGAAGGCCTGCCCGTCACCTCGGTCGGCACTGTCTCGCACCCGACGCTGGCCGCCACGAACCTCGCCGCTTCGATGCGCCGCTGGCGTCTGACCTCGGCGGCAGTGGCGGACTCGGTTGCCGACCAGCGTTCTGCTGGCTGGGCCTGCTGGCGAGGCAATGCCGCAGGCCTCGGCGGATGGACCTTCGTGACCCGGATCTCGCTGACGACCCTGCAGGCCACCGGCATGGGGTTCTTCGGCCTCTACGGATCGACGGCAGCACTGGCCACCACGCTGACGCTGGCCGCAGCCATCAACTGCATCGGCATCGGTTTCCAGCGAGGGACGCACACCCGCTGGCAGCTCGTCACAAACGACGGCACCGGCGCTCCGACCCTGACCGACATGGGCGCGTCCCTCGTCATTGCAACCGGTGGGGTGCTCACCCTGTTCATCGCCGCCCCCCCGAACGGCAGCTCGGTCTGGGTGCGCGTTGTGGACGAAGTCTCTGGCGCGGTCTTCGAGCAGGAGATCACTGCCGATTTGCCAGCGGCGACGCAGTTCCTGTCGCCGCGGCTGTTCCTGAACACCGGAGCGACGGCCGCCGCCGTCGCCTACGACTGCGCCGGGGTCTATGTGGAGACGGACTTCTGATCCGGCTTCATGGAAAACCAGCTCGTGTGAAGCCCGGGCCGGGCGACATCCCAACGGGAAGCGCCGCACGCCTCGACCGTGGCACATCGCCCGGCCCGGATCACAGGTTCACGGTTTCAAGGAGCGGCAGGGATTCGCTGCGCCGGAATGTTGGCACGGCAAGCCAACATCTGTCCCGTGCGGTGATGGGCACAATTGTGCACCTTGGATCAGGCTCTGGTCCGGCGTCGTGGTTTGATGATCGTTGGCCGGTCACCACCTGAAATCTTCGCTTTCCCGGTGCAGGTAGGGTAACGAACGCAGCCGAGGAACTTGCCGAAGCTGCCGCTTCGTTCGACCAGCCAGCCATCTTCGCATTCAGGGCAAGTCGGATAGATTGCACCGCACCCACATCGAACCTTGCTCCTCCCTTCCGTATGTCGTGGTAGGGCCGTTCCGCAGGATGGGCAGGCGGGCAGCAGGTTTCCGCAATGCTGCACATGTTCGCAGCGATACCAGATGCGGCCATCCTGCCCGGTCACGCCCAGCAATCGTCCCCCGCATTCACCGCAGACATGAGCCTCGGGTTCAGCTCCAGGGGCTGTCGAAATCCCGTAGGCAGGGTCTTTCCGAAGCTCAGTCACAAAGGACGACGGTCGGGCGTTCGAGGCAAGGATCGTCAGTGTATGGCGGGCCCGCGTCATCGCCACATACATGACGCGCCGCTCCTCTGCGTTCTGGAACGCCTCTTCTTCCGGCGAGACCAGAGACAAGAGGGGGTCGTCGACGATCTCTGACGGGAACCCCATGCGCCCGCTATCGGCGCTGAGCAGGATGACGTGGTCGGCTTCCAGCCCCTTTGAAGCGTGGATGGTTTTGAATTCGATCTTCAGCCGCGGGAAGCGGCGCCGCAGACCCGGCATGTCCGGTTCGTTGAAACGGTAGCGCCCGAGGAGCAGCACCGTCGCGGGCTTGGCCTCGAGAGCCGCGGCGGCAGACAGGGCGGCAAGCACCTCGTTGAGTTTCCCCTCGTCCTCGCTTTTGGACACGGAGACGACCCTGATCGCCGGTTCGGTCGCGGTCCCGGCCGGGACGATCTTCTTGTCGATTTGGGCAGGGTTCCGCAGAACGAAGGTTCGGGCGGCAAAGGCGATCTGGTCGACCGACCGGAAGGTGTGGCCGAGATCGACGGTTCGATGCACGCCAGTCTCGCCATCGAAACTGCCCCCGAACTCTCGCCCGAAATGGCGCATCAGGTGGATGTCGGACCCTGCGAAGCGGAAGATGGATTGCCAGTCGTCACCCACGGCAAAGATGCGCACATCTGGATGCTGGGCCTTCAACGCCTTCACGAGCCTTGCGCGGCTTTGCGAGATGTCCTGGAACTCGTCGACGAGAATATGGCGGAACGGGCTGACATAGCGGCCGTCCTCTGCATAGCGTGCGGCGCGCAGGATCATGTCCTCGAAGTCGATCCGGCCCTCCAGACGCTTCTGATATTCCTCGAAGACCGGCGCGAAGACGTCGAGGAACGCCCGGGCGCGTTTGCCCAGCTTCATCCGATCTGACTTGGTCTCGCAGTCCTGCAGGCTGTAGCCGCCGCTCTTGAACTTGCGCAGGAAGGTTCCGAGCAGCTTGGAAAAGTCATCGACCTGCTTCAACTCGACGATCCGGTCATAGATGGTGTCGACCGGCCGGGGGTTCAGGGTGACGCGCGGCGCCAGCTTTTCGGCGAGGCCGGTCAGCAGGCGGCCCTCCTGCCGTTCATAGCTGTAGGTCTCGATCAGGGTTGTCTGATGGTCGGCGTGGACCTTCCGCTTCCAGTCCATGCCCGCCAAGTATTCGTCGCGGTCCACGAAAGGCGCCGTGACCAGCCTTTCGCTGCCGTCTCGCGCCTTTTCGCGCCGAACCCCGAAATGTTCGATATAGATGCCGCTTTCGGTCAGGCGGAAATCAGGCTGGTAATCGCGCCTACCGATCTCGGAAACCTTGTGTTCATAGAGGGGCTCGTACTCGTACTCGACGCCGTTTTCGTAAAGCCAGTTGGCGATCTGCAGCTCTTCGTAGCTCTTGACCTTCTCGCCCTGCAGCGTCCGCAGGTCTTGGGCTTCCATGTGGGTGTAGAAGTCATGCTTGGTCTTGAAGTCCCATTCCGTCTTGGGCTCGACCAGGAAATGCGCGAAGAACTGGATGATCGCCTTCGACACCTCTGACAGTCGGTAGACCAGGTCCTTCAGGATCTGCTTGATCAGGTTGCTGAAGGCCATGTCGTCGGTGGCATGATCCGCCAAGGCGGGCTTGGACCCTTCGACGATCCCGATGATATCGTAGGCAATCGCGTGGAAGGTCCGCGCGACGATGGGTACGCCAGATCGGGCCTCGACCCGTTCCGACATTTCCTCCGCCGCATTCTTCGCGAAGGCCAGAAGCAGGATTTCCTCCGGCTGGCGGATGCCTGCCTTGACGAGGTATGCGGCCTTGGCGGTGATGACGCTGGTCTTGCCGGATCCTGCCCCGGCAAGGACCAGAGTCGCATCCTCGTCGACGACGACCGAAAGGCGCTGTTCCGGCGTCAGCGGCTTGCTCTCGATGGTGTCGAAGAAATCCTTCCAGCGGTCCAGTTCGGCCGTGACGAAGGCGGCGATGGCATTCGCCCGCGCCGTTCGCGGGTCGGCGACGAATTTCCGGACGGGTGCGATGCGCGCGACGACCTCGGGGCCGATGGCATCAGCATTCAGCTTCGATAGAAGCGATGCATCCAGAGCCTTGGCGTCGTCAACAAGGGGCGCGATCTGACACGCAGCGGGGTAGAGGGACGGTGCCGACAGTGACAGCACGTCTGCCAGGATCCTGTCCAGTCGCGCAGCTACTTTTTCGAGAGCCGCGAGGTTGAAACGGCTCCAGGCCGCTGTGATCTGTTCTGAAAAGTCATGGGCAGCGTGGTGGTCGGCGCCCTTCAGTGTGACATCGTCATGCTCGCTCGAGCGGATGGTCAGTGCGGTTCCTAGCATCCCCTTCCGAAGGGAAGGCGCGCTTGCCAACGACTGCAACGACATGGATGCAACCTGGCCGCGTCGCGTGATCCGGATGTGATCCCCATCCAGTTCGATGGCGCGGGCAGACCTGCCGAAGGGATCTACCAAAAGTCCGCGCAAAGGGCGTTGTTGTAGTCGAAACAATGAACTGGGCCTTTGTTACATCTTCGGGTTATCATGTGCTGCTACTGTTGCGGACCGCAACCGTGATTGCGCGATGCCTCCCCGTAGACCAACGGAACAGCGACACGCACCTGGGCCTCACGGCTTGTCTCGGAGCGACGCGCAAGCAAACCACACGCATAGGGCTGGAGGTCGCCACAATATTTCCTGTTTAGGGCTGTCTTTCCGCCATGCTTTGCTTATCACTGCTATGTGGGCAGGGCCGAATGTAAGAAACGGGAGAGACGATGTCCCAAACCAATCAAGAAGATGACCGGCTCGAGCAGTCACTGATCGAGGTCGCAGTCGAGAGTTGGCGCTTCTCGCGCTTGTTTGGCAAGGTCGTCAACAAGCTGGACGCTGGCGAAGCCGGTCGCTACCTCAGCCAGCTTCGCTATTTTCAGAAAAAAGTTGAAGACAACCTTGCCTCGAGCGGTCTCAGATTGGTCAATGTCGAGGGGCATCCATATGATCCCGGCATGGCGGCCTCGGCCCTGAATCTGGGTGATTTTGGCCCCGATGATATCCTGCTGGTTGATCAGATGGTGGAGCCAATCATCATGGGGTCGGACGGTCTGCGCAAGCAGGGGACAGTAATGCTGAAAAAGGTAGAAGTATGAAGTACGTCGGCATTGATCTCGGCACAACCAACAGCGCGATCTGCTCGTTTGATGGTGAACTCGTCCACCTTTACAAGAGTCCGGACCAGCATGACGTCACTCCGTCGGCGATTTTCATTGATCGGCGAGGTAATAAATATGTTGGATCGCGGGCCTATAACAATGCCGCACGCAATCCCGATAACGCAGCGACGCTGTTCAAGCGGCTGATGGGGACAAGCACGCCCGTCAAGCTTTCGGCTGTCGATCTTGTTATGACGCCAGAGGAGTGCTCGGCCGAAATCCTGCGCACCCTGTTCGGTTACCTACCTGAAGAGATCAGGCGTGACGGCGATACCGGCACGGTCATCACTGTGCCCGCTGCGTTCAACCAGATGCAGAAAGACGCGACGATGGCCGCCGCCGAGGTCGCAGGTCTGGGCCGTGTCGCTCTCATGCAGGAACCAGTCGCTGCCGTCATGAGCGTCATGCGTCAGAGGAAGAACGATGGGATCTTCCTCGTTTATGACATCGGTGGCGGCACCCTGGATGTTGCACTCGCCGAGAGCATTTCCGGGCGCGTCAACCTCTTGGCTCATGGCGGCATCGCCATGTGTGGCGGGCGCGATTTCGATCGCATCCTGTTCGACAACATCGTCAAGCCTTGGTTGGTGGACAACTTCAGCTTACCTGACGACCTGTCCACAAATCCGCAGTACAAATCACTGCTGAAAATGGCTACGTGGGCCGCTGAGAAAGCGAAAATCGAACTTTCGCAGCGGGAGGAGGTTGTCATCAGCCTCCCCGAAACGGAATTGGGGGTCCGCGATACTGCTGGAGAAGAAATCTACATCGACATCACGGTCAACCGGAAAGACTTTGATGCACTGATCGCTCCAAAGATTGACGAATCGATTCAGGCTACGCGCGAAACCCTCGAAAAAGCGGGGCTTAGCCCACATGATGTCGAGCGAGTAGTTTTCGTTGGTGGCCCGGCTCAGTACAAGCCTCTACGCGATAAGGTGGCCTTCGAACTCGGAATCTCGCCATCCACGGAGGTCAACCCGATGACCGCCGTCGCGGAAGGTGCGGCCGTCTTCGCCGAGTCGATTGACTGGAAGTCTCAAGGTCGGGGGCGCAAGAGCTCCAAAGGCGCCTTGAGCGCCGGTGGTACGCTAGACCTTTCGTTCAACTACATCGCGCGCACGCCGGAAGCACGCGCGCGAATTGTCGCGAAGCTCGGTAACAGCCCCCAGGCTGGCATGGAGTTCCAGATCGACAGCCTTGATACGGGCTGGTCGTCCGGGCGCGTCGTCCTGAGTGACGGGGCGAGCGTTGATCTGAACCTGAGCAAGCCTGGAGACAACGTGTTCAAGGTCTTTGTGTTCGACACGAACGGCGGGCCGGTCTCGCTCAAAGAGGACCGGATCGCTGTTACTCGGACTGCGGCCAGTATCGACGCGATTCCCGCTTCGCATTCCGTTGGCGTGGAGGCGCTAGAAAAGGTGGGCGGTCGACCGAGTTTGGCCTACCTGGTCAGAGAAGGGGATCAACTGCCCAAGAGGGGAAAAGTGTCTTTCAAGGCAGGTGAGTCCCTCAAGGCCGGTAGCGCCGGTTCGATCAAGTTCAAGCTATGGGAAGGGGATATCACAGACCCTATAAATGACAATCGTTTCATCGGCATGTTTGAAATCAAGGGTTCGGACTTTGACGATGGGGTGATTGCCGCCGGCGCTGAGATGATCTGTGAATTCGAAATGCTCGATTCCGGGTGTCTCGTCCTAGAGGTCGAAATTCCATCCATCGGCGGATCGTTCCAGAGTCATCGGAATTTCTACTCCAGCCAAGAAGGCAAGGTCGACTACTCCAACCAAGCCAAGAGTATTCAGGAGCAATCCGAAGTCGCGTTGCAGCGCGTCGAGGAGATCGCTTCAAAGATTGACGATCCTCGACTTGATCAGGCCCGAGAGAAACTTGAAATGGCCGGGGCCATCGACGCTACAGAGGCAGATCCTGAAAGGGCGAAGGAAGCGATGGACGGCGTCCAAGAAGCAAAACGCCTGCTGGCATTGACGCGCAAGGAACACCGGAAAGATATTCGCCAGTTGGACCTAGACAAGACGGTCGACATCTTCGATCGGATTATCCGCCAGCACGCACGTCCCACCGAGGCATCGTCCTTCGATAGCCTGGCAAAGACCGCGCAGCGAGCAATCGATAACAACAGTCCGGACTTTGAAGCTCATCTCGACGATCTGCGCGGGCGCCTGGCAGCAATCCTGTTCCGTCAGGATGGTTTCGTAATTGACCGGTTCAGGTGGTTGAGCCAGGACGTCCACCTCTTCGCCGATCCTCGTGAACATGCGCAACTCGTAGCTGAGGGTGCGGCGGCACTGAAGGCGAACGACATCGACAAGTTGCGCGTCGTTGTTCTCAAGCTCGATTCGATCAAGATCGGTTCCGCGCCTGAGGATGACATGATGGTTGCTGCAAATATCCTGCGGGGCTGAATCCATGTCGCATGATGCCTGGCTTCCCATCGGATTCGAATTACCGGACGGGGAGAAGTGCCGCTCCGTCCTGTTTTCCGAACCCGATTGGCAGATCGTCGCGACTCAAGGCGGCGGGCGCGCGCTCATTGTCCACGACACGCTGGCCCGGCATTGGTGTGTTGCCGGCCTGATCGAAGAAGGGACTTTCGACACGTTTTGGTTTGGAGACCGTCAGCTTCGATCGATCTCATGTGGCCCTAGCCAGAAGCTATGCCCGGTGAGCGAGGCTGACTCTCCCGCGACCAAAGCCGATGCGCTTGCCTTTGCACTGGCTCTCAAGACGACGCGCGATTTCGACAAGGCCTCTGCTTTGCAGGACGCTCTATACGTGGAGAAGATTACCCGGCTGCTTCCGACTTTCAGCATAAGTTCCAGAATCGACGACGATGTGGTGCTTGGTTACTGGCTAACCGGTGGCGCGAGCGTCTCCGCTACATCCTTTCGACGCTTGCAGCAGACAGTTAGCTGGTTGGGGCCATCTCATCTGAAGGACGTCGTCGAGGCCGCGGGGTTCAAGGTGGCGGAGGTGACGCCGATCGCAAGGGCTTCGTCGGAGACGGCCAAGCCCACCAATGGTGACGACAGCGTGGGAGCAGCTACCACATCCGGTCGGATATTCGGGCTCGCCGGGCGCCCGGAATTGGCGGCGTTCTTCAACGAACACATAGTTGACATCGTTTTGCATCGTGATCGGTACAAGGCGCTCGGAATCGAGTTCCCTTCGGCTGTCATTCTTCACGGCCCCCCCGGCTGCGGAAAGACCTATGCGGTCGAGCGACTGGTCGAGTTTCTGGGCTGGCCTAGCTTTCAAATCGATGCCTCCAGCATCGCAAGCCCTTACATCCACGAGACGAGCAAGAAGGTTGCACAGGTTTTTGAAACGGCGATGGAAAACGCCCCTTCGGTCTTGGTCATCGACGAGATGGAAGCCTTCTTGGCTGACCGCGAAATGGGAACCGGCCACCACCGCGTCGAAGAAGTTGCCGAATTCCTCCGCCGGATACCTGAGGCCGTGTCGAACGGCGTGCTGATTATCGCCATGACAAACCGCATCGACATGATCGACCCGGCCATTCAAAGGAGGGGTCGTTTTGATCACATCGTCGAGGTGGGTTTCGCAAGCGAAGTCGAAGTTCGTACACTGCTCGACAACCTCTTGGCATCGCTTCCGAAAGAAATCGATGTGGACGCAAGGCCGTTGGCATCCGGACTCGCGGGCAGACCTTTGTCAGACGTAGCCTTCGTGGTGCGAGAAGGCGCACGACTTGCCGCACGATCCGGTCGTGATCGGCTTGATCAGGCCAGCTTGCTTTCAGCCCTTCGATCTGTGCCGGCGCGCGAGCGTGAAGGAAGTGAAAAGCGGCGTATCGGGTTTTACTGAAGGAGGCGGAAGTGACGGAAGGCAGCGAACACACGAAAAGGGGGGAGGCAAAGGGATTTGCCGGTCTTTCCTCCTTGGCCTCCGACATCGATGCTATCCTCACCCCTCCGAAGAATCCAGGACCACAAAACAGAACAGAACCAGCGTCAAGCCCGGCGCGACCAGTTCCTACGCCTGTACAATCGCCACAAAGGTCCAAACCAGCACAAGCATACCAGGCTCCCCCGCGATCGCCCTCAGGTTCTTCGGGCATGAAATGGCTTCTGGGTATCGGCGCCGTCGTCGGCGTGATTTGGTACTCCAATGCTTCCAGCCAGAAACCCTCATCGTCGATACCTGCGTATACTCCACCGACGCAGGAGACTTCGACCAGCTATACTCCCCCGTCACCAGAACCGGTGCAGCCATGGGAAGAACGTCCCCCTGTCGGTCAAAGTCTTGTTCTGACAACAACGCAGATCACGTACTGCTTGGCAGAGGACATCCGGTTAGAAGGTGCAAAAGCCGTTATCGATAGTTACAGCGATTCCCAGGTTGATCGCTTCAATGTGTGGGTTGATGACTACAACAGCCGCTGCGGCAGCTTCAGGTATCGCTCGGGCGCTCTAGAAAGTGCACGTCGAGCCGTCGAGCCGTACCGCAGCCAACTCCTGGCAGATGGCCGGAGCCGGTTCTAGATCAAGGAAAATACCAGTGACACGCGCTGTTTGCTTCAAATGTGGCTCTGAAAAAAATGGCGCGTTGCTTGCCTGCCAAAGCTGCCATTCGACGCCCCGCTCAAGCGAGGAGCAAGCTCTATCTCTGGTATTTTCTGAGCACCTGTCGACTGAACTTCGCCTTGTCCAGTACAGCCGGGATCTGCGCGACAGGAAGAACGTCTCAGTGCCTGACGATAAGCTCGCACAAGCCAGAAATGCATTGAAGGACCCCCAGCTTCTGGCGATGCTTGGCACACCAACCTCGGCTCCGACTGCTACGAAGAACAGCCCAACGGCGGGCCAGGCAACGGATAGCGGGCAAAAGGCTTACGGCAATCCACCGAACGAACTAGGGTCGCGGCCCAAGAATACCACGCTCCATAGTTCCCCGTTTGCTACCCTTGGTGCGACGGTCCGAGACGACCGAAGGCGCATCCTCCAACTTGCGGATGAGAAATCCTTGGAGCTTGATGACGATATTTGCCAGAAGGCGCGGGCTGACCTGACCAACCCACGCACCAGATTGGCCATCGAGATCGCATGGCTGCCAGGTGTTTCTCCACGCAAGGCATCTCAGCTTATTGCAGGTCTGGCTGACGACCCAATGGCGGCGAGAGCTGAGACCGGCCTGCCCACGCTTGCGCAACTCAACTTGCTAGCAGCTGCGTTCGAGACCATCGATGGCGACCATGATCCAGACGACATGGTCGAATTCATTCAAGAAATCGCGCAAGTAGCCGAAGAACTGGATCCTGAAGATGTGATGCGTGAAATCAACGAGGATCGGGCGGTATCCGGCTTTCCGGAAGTGCGAGCTATTGACCAGCTTGACGCCGAGTTGGCGGAGCGTCGGCGTCATTGCCGCAGCGTGATCAAGCACGCGCTTAACAGGCTATCTCCGACCATACTTGTTCAAGTGATGACCGACACGGCAGAAATCGCAACCTTTGGAGGCGAGGAACATGCACCCGGGCTCATAGATGACCTGGTGGATAGCTATGAGGTCGAGACCCAGGGCTTTCTGGAAAAGGAAGCGGAAAACGTCGGAAAACTGATCCAAGCTGCCAGAAACGCTGTCGGTTCTGGCGAGGCTGCGGTGCTACCCTACGTGGTTAAGATCGAGACCGTAGCCCGCAATTGGGACAAGATTGCACAGCCCATCCAGCTTTGCGCCAAGGCGAGAGGTATTGACCATGAGCCAAGTCGCCAGCTGGCATATGACATCCGCAATCTCGCCATTGACCTTTTCAATGAACACGATCTGCTGGTGCTGTCGAGACGCCTCACTGACCTACTGCAGGAACTGTTCGCGGAGGTTCCTGACGTTGCCGATCGCGTTGAGCAGGACGCGGATGCCCTGTCTGCCATCATCACGTCGCGCAAACAAGTAACGGCTAGGACACAAGAATGGGAACGCGAGATCAGCTATAGCGCCGATATTGGTCTCGTATTCAAGGAAAACCTTAGCATCTCCGCTGATGGCATCAATTGGAAAGGGCGGCAGTACCCGCTCGGCGATATCACAAGAGTTCGATGGGGGGGTGTCAGCCGCTCGGTCAATGGCATCCCTACAGGAACGACCTACACCATTGCTTTCGGCAACGCGCAATCTGAAGCAGTTGTCGAAGTTCGGAAGAAGGATATCTTCGCGACCTTCATCGACAAGCTGTGGCGCGCGGTCGGTATCAGGATTCTAGGTGAAATGATGGAATCTTTGAAAGGCGGAAACACTCTGTGGTTCGGCGGTGCGCGTATTCGCGATGATGGCATCACCTTCGAGAAGCGCCGCTTCTTTGGGTCCAATGAGGAATTGCGGCTATCTTGGGCGCAAGTTCACATTTGGAATGCGAACGGCTCATTTCACATCGGCGCCAAGGACGACAAGAAGGCCGTTGTCGCACTCTCCTATATCAACGATGCGAACACACACATCTTGGAGCAGGCAATTCGCATGGCTTTCAACAAACCAGGCATGCGGCGCCTGAGCGATTTCCTGCAATGATCAAGCACCCTTAGGAGCAATTTCTGTGAAGTTTCTTTCCAGCATCTTTGGCGGCAAGAAAGACGATCGAGCATTGCACGACGCTTTTGCCAAGATCCGTCGAATAATCGAAGACGAACAGTTCCAGCTGGAGATGGTCCCTCCGGCTGTTCGCACGCTTCTTGAATCGTGCCCAGCCTATGACAAGGCGCCCGATGGTACAGGGCCGTTCGGCTTCACCGAGACTAATCCGATCCCGGTTAACGGACCCATCGGCCAGTTGGCGTATCTGTCCAAGCTCGAAACACTCACTGGCCAGCGTGTCCTCTTCCATCGGATCGGCGCCATCGACTACGTTGACGTCTTTGAGGCGGTTTCCTTCGACGGGAGCCAGTGGTTCATCCTGTTTGTCGACCTATACCATCCTCGGCGCTCGCGCCTCACGCCCGAGGGCTTCAAATTCACAACGGAGGTTGCGCAGTTCTCAGGTTTCCACAAATTCTGCGAGAATTTCCCATATGATTTCCCCGAGATGAAAGCCACTCAACAAGAATCCGGACTGAGCTTGGCATACATCCCGATCAGCAAGGTGTCCGAGTCGATACGCAATAGGGCGTATAATCGCCCACTGGCCCATAAGGCAAAGCTGGAACTAGTGAACAGCCGCCTTTCGAGTTCGCAAACCCAGTAGGGGATGAGGGCGGCCCTTCGAGCGACCGTTGGAGCCAGAGAAGGTTCGACGACAGGCCCATCCCCTCCGCCATTATCTTGTAGCGAACCAGAGACGAGGCTCCCGTCGGGGGCCTTTTTCTTTTTGTTTCAAAGGCGCTTAGCCGAGACGCCCGAACCTCGGAGACTGGCGCCGGGTCCAATTTCCGTCTCCGAACAGCCCTCCGTCTCTAACCGAGCGAACCTCGTCCGGCCCGGTTCGGCTTCGCGAAGGTCAGCGTTTCCAATGGGTTTCGCAGGTCGCTCGACAATTGATTCAGCGGGCGTTCTTCCGGTTGGCGTGGCCGCCGGGGAAACACGCGGTAGGCATATTCGGGGGAAGCCGTGCGCAGCCCGTTGTTATGCTGGGGGTCAAGGACCCGATGTTCTTTGACTTTCGATGACAAATGGCCGCGACGTCAGTAGCCTGGCCTAATGTCGAGCGAGCCTTGGGCCGATGCGGAGAACGATCTGATCGTCGCGGATTACTTCGCGATGCTGGCCGGCGACGTCTTCGGACGCCCGTACAGCAAGGCGGAGCATCGCCGTACTCTCCTGCCATTGCTGAACGGCCGCTCGGAGGGATCGATCGGGGCGTGTCGCAAATTCTTTTGGTTAACTAGCTGTTGACCACAACGGTGGAAAT